AGCTGTTGTTGTTTCTTTAGCTCACGCTCGGCTTCTTCCCGAGCATCAATAGAATCAAGGGCTACCTTAGATGCGCCCTTAAGAAAACCTAGAGTACCGATACCCATAACTTACATACCTCCCATAGGCGGCATACCCCCACCCGGCTGCGGTGCAGGTACGGGCTCAGCACCCTGTTGAGTGGAAGAAGGCATAGAAGGCTGGCCCTCCATTACGCCGTTAGGAGCGGCAGGGCCCTGAGCGGCAGCCTTAATAATCTCTACTACTTGGTTGTAGATTTCGTCGGAAAACTTCGCAGGATAGCCCAACTTCTGTTCAATGTAGTTTAGAATATAATCCAGGAATCCGTCCTTAGCTAGGAAGATACCAGGATCAATGCTATATTCCTGATGCATCTGTTCAGCTAGCTTGGCAATAATCTGTGCAAGAAATTGACCGATTACCTGTGCAGGGTCCCGGGATTGATTGATAGACTTCTTAATAAGATCGAGGCCACCACCTTCGTTTAGTAGTTTAATACCAAAGTTAACAGCAAGTTCCACGTCTTCCGACTTGAACTTGGTTCCTTGATTAGCCTCTACTTGTCGTTCTGCGTTTACTTGATCTAGACTGGTAGCCATGATTAGGTGTTCCCCATGTCAGGATTAGGCTTAGCGGGTGTTTGAATAGCAGGATTCTTTGAGACGTAATTAGGTGCCCACCTACTAATCTGTGAGAACTGACCATAGGTATCTAGGGCTGCACGTTTACGGACCTTATCCTGTTGCTTAGCATAATCTAATAGTTCTTGTTCAAACAAAGAGGACTTACGTTGCTCTAGCCCCTCAGCCTGTGCTTTCTTCACATACATCTCTGCGGTTAGTTTAGCATCAGCACTACCTCCAATACCTCCTAATAGGGCCTTGAAGATATCAGATCCTGCACTACCCGAACCGCTATTGCTGCTAAAGAGACCGCCTACAAAACTACCAATTGAACTTAACCATGACATTATGGATTACCTCCCATAGCTTGAATCGGAGGTAAACCTCCAGGCGGATTAATACCAGAGCCGTCGTAACTTGTAGAAGTGTACGAAGTCTGGTTAGGGAAGTATTGACTTAAGATACTCCGCATATTCTGTGCCATAAAGTTAGACATACCATTAATAATCTCCGGAGTATATATATCCGGGTTCTCAACGGCGTATTTAGAAATAAAGCTAGTAAGATCAGCTGCGGCACTCAGCGGAATCATACTTAACTGAGACTGGAATTCTCGGGAAAAGTTCCGTGAAGATAACCAGTCTTGTTGGAAGGTGGCATCACTTTGTAGTTGTGCGCGTGAAGTACGATCCAGAGCAGCCTGTTCTCCTTGGAATGCATACTGTTGGTTCTGCAGCATAGACTGTTGGGTACGATCCAACGAATTCTGCATACCTTGAAAACCGAAGCCGCGCAGCTGGGAGGCGGTATCCGCGTCAATGCGGCCCTGCTGTAGGCCAGCTTGTAGGCCTCGATCAAGAGCGTTCTGTGAGTTCTGGAACTGCTGAGTCTTGAGCAGTTGGAAAGTCTGAGAATCAATCTGACCTTGGGCTAGGGCCTGCTGCAACGTACGATCAAAGGCAGCTTGGTTCCCTTGGAAGGTATGGGTAGCTAGTAGCTGTGCCATACTCTGGGATAGACGACCATTCTCAACTGCAACCTGTAGGCTGCGATCAAGGGCATTCTCCCCGCTCTGGAAAGCCCAACCCTCTCGGGTCTTAGCAAGATCTACAGATTGCTGGACGTAGGGCTGCATAGCCTCAATAGCAGAACGATTAGCCGCACCAGCAGCAATGCTGCTGTTAAGTAGCCCACGGCTACCAGCAGTCTCTAGGCCACGCCTAGTAGCATTAGACAGGTAAGCCCCACCTTGGTCGCTGAAAGCATCAATAGATTGCTGCACTAGCTGGTTGTGGTTGCCAGGATTAGAGTACCCTGCGCCACCATTCCAGTTAATACCAGAAGAGTCATAGTTACCTGTAACCCCAGTACCTTGATTACCCGTATAGTTAATACGAGGGGCACCATTGGCATCAATGCTACTTAGTCTATTGGCCCAATTGTTGGGCTGAGCTCCTGGAGTAAGTACTGGTCCCGGACCCATATAGTTAGGTGCAGTAATGGGAGCTTGTGGGTTGGCATTGCTTGGTACAGTGTAACCATTGGTGCCTACGTTAGAGCTGGCTGGATAAACCATGCCAGGCCGTGCTACATTAGCTGAGTCTAAACTTCTAGGAACAGGAGCGTTAGTAGCGTTCATAAGATTAGGAGCACTACTAGCGGGCATACGAATAGGATCACCAACAACGGTCATAGGAACATTACCTACCGTTGCACTGCTGCCGAGGCGGGTTTGTCGGGCAGGGCCGCCGCCTACAGGAGTAGTATATCCCGGCTGCCCCCCCATAATACCGGAACCATCATAACCACCGGTAGTGGTTTGCTGTTTATTTAAAAAAGGGTAAGTAGCCATTAAGTTCTCCTTGTACATTAACCATCTGTGGCACCATCAGTTCTTGTGTGTAAAACAAATACTTGACAAATATGAGAAGGTTCTGTTAGCGCCGTGTTCTCTCCGTTGCTGCCTTGAATCTTTAACTTTATACCTAGGCCCCAGTTAGCTTGATCGATGATACTTGTAACAGGCCGCATCTGCCCAGTGATTAATGTAACCGTCGGGGGCATAGAGATGTCTTGGATAGTTTCATGGTAGTCCTGTTCAAAGTCGTCCTCAATGCCAGACGACTTGATATTTAAACTAGCAACACCATGCCCCTGTCCATACATACGGATTTTCTCCACACCCATAAACATAGAGCCTTGCTTATTGAATATGTGGGCTGTAGTAAAGTGGTGATTAAAAGTTAGGCCATTAAACCCCCACCCGCTATCAAGTTGAAATACCTGCTTCTCTAGACTTGAGCCTTCCCAACGAACAAAGATCTTTTCCTTATTGTCGTTAGATACTTCTGAGGACCAAGCATAAGGGATCCTAGGTAGATTGCCTGAAGTTGTCCAATTAGAGATAGTTAGTTTAGGTCCCCCTTCTGTGAAGGTAACAACTACTACCTCACCTGTACGTAGTACTAGCCTGTATTGGCTCTTTGATCGCACAGGGAAAGCACAGGCAGCACCCCCTTGCTCAAAGCCTAAGTAGGACGAGGCAAGCTTAGGGCGGAGCCAAGCGCCGATATTAGCAGACACTCTCTGCCCAACAAAGTCGCCGTAAGCAGCCGTCTGTTCTAAAGTCGAGATACCATTTAAGCCCGCGAATACTGCATTAGCACCTACCAGTACAGCGGTATAATCGAAAGCTCCTGAGTTACCGGAGATGGTACCCAGCACTGTATCTTGATCGGTAGTACCAGTAATTTTACGAATGGAAGTACGACCGAAGACAGTAAGAGTAGCGCCGGGAGTTTCTAGTAAACCCGTAATGTCATCACCCGTAGCAATCTCTAGTGCTCCGTCAACTCCTTGGAAGTTGTAAGGTTCTCCAATTACAGACAATAGCACGGAACCTTTTTGATAGGCTAAAGCCAGCTTACCTGCGTGGAAGGACATATATCGAGGGGTATCAAGCATACTATCCGCAATAGCTGTGATTGTTCCATAACCACTCTTAGTGGCCCAGAAGGCGCGAGAAGCTCCGGTAGCACCATAGGCTGTTAATGAACTAGACTGACCGTAGAAGTTATAAGAACCCCACACATAGCGAGAGGAAGCCCGATCTAGTTTGGCAGTGCCAGCTAGAAGTGCTGGAACGCTGTTACCCGTAACATCCATAATATTAGAAGATGCTGTGGTAGGATAGACGTTGTGGATCTCATCACCAGAAATTAAGTAATCCCGGGTACCGCTAACTACTTCAACTACTTCGATCTGGGATTTCCCTACAGCATTATTAGTATTAAAGGTACCGGAAGTTATGTTGACAGAAGTTAGCTTTACCTTTAAAACGGTGGCTCCTGCATCCCCGACTACATAGTAATAGCTACTACCATCCAAAGTAACAGTAGGAGGAAGGGTGCCAGCAAGGCTACCATTGTTATAGGGGAAGGTTTGTCCAGGAGTTAGATAAGTAAAACCACGCTCTACGGAGATAGTAGGATTGTTAAAGTAACCTAAGTAGGCCCATTCAGAAGAGGCATCAGAAGCCTCAGCTGTAGACTCAGGGTTAGCTGTACCATAGCTACCAGCAATAGTTCCGGCTAGATTAATGCCTTGTATGGTGTTAGACACAGTAGCATTAGTCTCTCCAGTAGGGCGTACGTAAATATTAAAATTACCTCCGCTAGCTCCAGAAGTAGCCACAACCACATAGACATTACCGTCCCAAAGTACTCGTGTGTTTACGGCAGGGGCCGAAGAACCAAGTAGCCGTAAGGTGTTAATAGCAACCAACAGCCTATCCTCAAACCAATAAAGCCCTGCAATGGCTCCTGGAGCAGCAAGCACACCAGCACGAAGAGTAGCTGAATATTGACGTAGGTTATTTAGATAAGTCTCCGCATTAGTGGCTACGTTGCTACCACTAGAAGGAGCGGAAGTTACAGTAATCTCTGTCTTTACTCCTCCATAAATCATATAGAAGTTATCAGTAAGAGTAACGCCTTCTCCGTTAATAAGAAGAGCGTCATTACCATTACTTAGTAGTAGTAGCCCAACCCCATCACTAAGAGAAAGGAACTGAGGCTCAAATACAAAATCAAGAGGAGTGCGGTACACCACAATTGCGTAGGTACCGTTTCCGTTATCCCCGACTACTACACCAATAGGTAGGTCTACACCACTAGTAGTAGCTCGATATAACACAGCACCTACTTCGATGGTAGTTTCAGACGATAGACCTACTACGTAGTACTCGTTTAGATCTCCGTTAGGATATCCGTCATATTGTTCATAGCCATCAATCCTACGATAGCCGGCGGTATCCGTCATCTCATAATTTAGGCAAGAGATTAGTGAACCCGGCTCAATCATAAGAGGCGGAGTTACTAGATCTAGTCCTAGATTAAGAGGAACTGGTAAGATTGAATCAGCCATTAGTGATTAAATGCCCCGATAGTAAAAACGATTAGGACCAAAATAAGGATCTTCAATATGATCTCGTTCTAGCCAATAGAGGTATTGTTCTAGATTCTTATTAGCCCTAGCATAGATGCGCTGATTGGAATCGTAATCCCCGAAGTCCGCCACAGCTTTCCATAGTAGATAGTCTTGGTATTCCTCAGGAATCTCGGACGGAATATCATCCCAGTTTACTAGTTCCGAAGGCTTACGACTAAACTCAAAGTCGATGGTGTAGTACTTATCTAGGTAAGGATAGAACTGAAGATCACCCGAAGGAGTAACCGTTACATATTCAGGCTGACCACTAAACACATCCCATCCCGTAGCATAGCTACCCCAGTTACCCCACGGTACAGCACGTAATACAACCCTAGTGTGAGAGGATGCATCTTCTGGATCAATTAGACGAATGGAGTGTTCATCTACAGCTGCTAGGTTTGCTACCTCTGATCGTAGATTGTACGTACCTATACCTTTTACTTGGGCCATACCTACCGTAGAACCCGGGGATACAATGTCCACTAATTCTCGTAGAGAAAAATCAGTTACCTTATAATTATCTACCATAGCTAAAGCTACGGTAAGTTCCGTAACGCCATCACCCTCCACATCCTCGTGGGTATATAGGGCTAGTACAACGCCCCGTACGCCTGTAGACTGCCCTTGAATGGTATCACCCACAAGAGGGGCAGCCGCTACGTTAGTTAGGTGTAATCGTGGATATAGGCCCAGTGTAGCCCGCTCTGTACGGAACCTCCACTCCTTTCGGCGTAGAAGAAGTTCCTTGTAAGCACGGGCTACCCAAGACTTAAACCTATTGTAAAGAATGGTACGTGGAGGATTATCAAAGTTGGCAGAGGTCAAAGGGTCAAGTGTCACCTTGGCTTCCGCCATAGCATCGTTAACTAATTCCAGATATGTACTCAACCCTTATTCTCCTTAAGCTTCTTTGTTAATCTTTGCGCTTAGCCATTCCTTTAGTTCACCAGAAGTGGGGTACCTACCAAACTTATCAGCGAACGATTGGCGACGGCGAGCCTCGACTGATCGACTATCCTGAGGATTAGAGAAGTCCCCACCTGGAGTCATCGCAATAAGCTGATAGGGATAGCTTGAAGTTTCCTCATCTTTATAGACACCTGCCGGGTTCTCTCGGGTAGCGTCCGCATATTGACGTAGGATTGTAGTATTAGCATTATTCAATACGTGTACAAAGGGGATAGGGACATCAACCTGTACGCCGCGTGGAATGTGTAGGAGGCGACCATTTACGCCTACCTGTACCGGGCTATTCTTATGTCCCGGCGTTGGGTCTCGGTGGAGTACGATTCGTGCATAACCGGGTTTCGGACCTAGGTTCTCGTTAAACACAATAGGAGCGGCAGTCTTACGACTTTGCTTCTCTTGGATAGCGCGAACGAAGTCCTCTTTTCCCCAGTCTCTCCGGGCTTCGATGTTTAGTACCTTAGCTGCCTTGCGTAGTTCCGCAATGTCTAGCTGGTCAATAACATCTAGCTGTGAACGCTCTTCCTGAGCGTCGCTGTTTTCAATCATAGTATCGGTCATGTGATTCGTTTTACCTCGGTTGGGGAGGGAGGGGGAGCAATCCCCCTCTCCTCAGTTAGGCGCTATTAGACGCCAGTTACTTTCTGCGAATTCCAGGAAGTGTATACCATAGCATCCGGCTTGATTTCGCCTAGGAAGACGACCTCAGCGGAGACTAGAATATCACCACCAGCAACCGAGAAGGCGCTGGTATCTGGAGTTAGCGTAACGTAGTAAGGACCATAGTTAGCTACACTGTCAGCCACCGGGCGAGGAATCTCGATGGTGGTTTTGGTGTTGTTAGCTAGGGTTACGTTAGCAGCTAGTTGATCGGCGTCAGTGACTAGAGCCGGATAAGAAGTACCATCCGGACGGGTAAGAGCGGTAGTGCTGATGCTCTTAACACCGACATCAAATACCGCATTCGTTAGTACAGGAGTGCCGCTGAGCGGAGTAACCTGTAGTAGAATACGGATCGGACGGACGTTCTCACCAAGGGGTACCATCTGTAGCAGATCAGTGGTAGCTACTGAGGTACCAGCTGATAGCTTGATAGAGCCAGTAACGCTCTGTTCTTTGCCTGAGTACAGGCCACGATGCCGGATCTTCTTTACAACTAGATCGCTATTTAGAGTTGCCATAAATTAACTCTCCTATTACAGGTCGGAAGCCGCAGCTTCAATACGTACCATCCACGCTTCGTTTAGACGAGCAGCGGAGTACCACATCTTCCACGCGAGGAAACCACGCTGACCGAGCGGATCTTCGTAGCTCTCGCCCATCTTCGGGTTTTTAACAGCCACACGAGCTGAGTCCATGCCCTTAAGCGGAGTCGCAGCAAACGCATCTTGGCCTAGGATAACTAGGGGATACACGTCAGCCTTACCGCCAGTACGTAGGACACCCGAAGCCACTGCACCACCCGCGCCCGCAAAATAAGTAAAGTGCGGAGCTAGTACGATGCGTAGGTCTTCAACCTTACCGATCTCTAGAGGATGGATTAGGCTGGTGTTAGAGTAGTTCTCACGCGGTACGAAACCACTGATAGCGCGGAAGTCCTGCTCTAGGTTGGTGTGACCAAAGCCGACGTAAGCCGGAGCAACGGGCTGAGTGGCAATCTTCACAGAGGCATCAAGCATCTTAGTAATCGGCTTAGCCATAGCGACCTTTAGGGTACGCTGGGCTAGACGCAGATCACCAAGAGCGATGGGCGCAATTACGTCAGAACGCTGGGTAGCCGTGCCTGAGTAAATCACGTTGGTTCCGCCTACTAATACGTTCCATAGGATACGTTCCTTAGTTAGAGCAGCTTGTTCACCAGCAGCGATGGTCATCTGCTTAAGGTTATCATCTTCGTGGGTATCCAGAAGAACGTCGGTGAACGGAATCCAAGAACCATACTGAGCAATTACGGAACTTACGTCCTCATAAGTGATACCAGTCGGTGATGGGGTAACGCCTTCGGTTAGTTGTTCCATAGCCGCATCGAACGGAACTAGTCGCCGCCACTTAAGGACTTGACCAGTATTCTTCGGCATGGCCTGTACTTGAGCAAACTTCTCAAGTAGTAGCTGAGGCTGGGCGTGTGCTAAGAAATTAGCAACTGCAAACAGACCTACGCGAGGTGATAGATCACCATAATGAACACCTGAAAAACTCATACTTTAATTCTCCTTTATCATTGGATATGATTGTCCTTTTGAATTTGAGCATACATATCTTTGAAGTATGCTTCAGGATCAAGGGACTGCGTAGCTTTGGCTGTAGGGGTTTTACTTGACCCGCTACTAGCTAGCTTACGCTCTCGTTCTAACTTTACCCTCTCGGCTTCCGGGTTACTTTCCGGGGCTTGTGAGGGAACTTGTACGCTATTCGCGTTTCCTTGTCTTGCTTGCATATCCTGAACGAATGCCGTAAGAGCAATCTTAACATCATCTGCATACATAGACTCTGCCATAGCCCGTCGGCCCGGAGTCAACTGATTCTTCCACTCTTTCCACTCTTGGGATTGGAAAGCTTGTGGAGCCCAAGGAACTTCAGTTAGCAGGTTCTCATATTGCTCGTGGATCGTACGTTGTTCGTCGAACTCGCGCTCTGTCTCGGTGATAGAAGATACTACCTTAGTAGCAGTTTCTTGAGTCTCGGAGCGTAGTGACTTGGTTAAGTCCTCTAGGAGGTCAGCCAAAGCCGGGTCTACTTCTCGGAGATCATCAATCTTCTTCTTAAGATTTTGCGGAACTTCTACAGACTTCGCTTTCTCAGGATCAGCATCAGATACTTCTGATGCCTTGCGGCTAAGCTTAACTTCGCGTAGCTCGCGCTCAAGTTCCTTCATCCGAGATTGCATAAAGGGGATTCGACCAGCATCACTCTTAAGGCGGTGTAGCTCATTCCTTAGGGATTCGGTATCGTCAACCTTTGGTTGCTTTCCTTTGGATTCAGGCGTCGAAGCGGCAGTATCCTCAACAACAGGTGCGGCTTCTTCTTTGGTGGCCTCGTCCCCCGCTACTACCGGAGTACCGTCTTCATCTACGGGATCCTCCGTTGGGAGTTCTTCTTCTGCAACCTCGTCCTCTTTCTCTTCAATCTTGACGGCCATTAGGCGGTCTAGCTCTTCTGAGTCTCCAATGCTTACTGCATTTTCAATTAGAGAATTTAGTTGTAGCTCAGTGGTAGGGGTTACTTTGGTTTCATTTGTTGCCATGTGTTACGTACTCCTTAAAGCGGCTAGAGTTAACTAGCGGCTGGATTGTTGTGGAGATCTAGGAGCTGTTCAATAAACAGCGCCCGCCCACGTAGTCGTTGTGTCTCTTGCTCAGTGTTACTTATAGCTACTAAACGCTTATAAGTTTCTTGCTGTTGGTCCAATAACCAGTCACGGAAACGGATCCAGTCGTTACCTTGGAAGTTAATTTCCACGTTAAATACCTGAGCCTGTCTGGGCTTTCATGCGTAGTTCCTCTGCTGTTAATTGAATCTCATCACGCTTACGCTCTTCTTCCATACTCTTCAGGAAGATACGGCTACGTTCACTAAGTTGCTTCATTTCCTTATCAGTAGCTAGCTTAGCCATAAAGCTACGATCCTTAGAAGCTAACTTAAGCATCTCAACCTGAGCTTCACTACGAGCCTTAAGCACCTGAGCTTGAGCTTCCATTTCACGAGCTTTATTAGAGCCCATCTTTTCTTCATGCTCCCACAGCTCTCGCTGCTGTTGCTGCTTAAGTTGGAAAGCTAGTTCTTGAGTTTGAAGCTTAAGCTTCTCTCTTTGCATCTCTAGCTCTGCTTGCTTAAATTGTAGCTCTAACATCTGTGGATCTGGCGCTTGTTGCGCTGCTTGTTGAGCTTGTTGGAACTCTTCCTTAGTACGCACAATCCTGTTACCAGGTAAGTGCATCATACTTAGGCGTGCAGCCGTAAGCTCGTCCATATTAAGGGCCATTGCCATTACCGGGTTCTGCGCCGCCTCCATCGATAGGCGTTCCATATCCCGAATAAACATCTGCTTATTCTTGTACTCGGTAGACGATTTGACATCAATTACATAATCACCCTTGATCTCTTGCTTAGGATTATATTGCATATTCCAAGCATGGTACCTACGGATGACCTTCTCTGTTACCTGATCATCCCACTCCTCTGAGGAGAAGTCTAGATTAGTATTAGATGCGTGACGCATTAGTAGTGCACCAGTAGCCGTATCAGTATTATCAGGAGACTGTGTGGGGGAAGCTAGTGTAGCTGACTCTTCCTCAGCGAACTTCCTAGCTAGTTCCATTACAGGCATAATATTACCGATAACGTTAGTCGGATTGAAGAACTTGATTGCGTTCTCTACCGGAACTGACGGATCTGTGAGTAACCAAACTTTATTAGGACTAATGTTGTAATTTCCGTCTACAGGCTGGATGTACTTCTTGTACATAGCTACCTGAGGACCTGAGGTTAGGCTAGCATTATCTAGCACCATGTGGTAAGCGGCTGTGGTAACTCGCTGCGCATCAGCCAGTAGTAGTGGGTGGCCAAAACCAAACAATGATGTAGGATCCCGCTTCCAAACAGCTAGACTATATGGTGTTTCGTAGAAGCCTTCGATGTTTTCTAGCTCCATACGAATCACTTTACCACAGCAGACCCAGACTTCTCCATAATACTCACTAGTAGGAGACTCATACGTGGGAGTAATGCCTAGCTTGTTGAGTTCATCGTAAGTAACTGGGCCATGATACTCTAGTACTTGGTACCTATTGCGATATAGATAGGGAGAGCCCTCCCAGATAGACGCTTTAATGGCCTCAAACTGCTCATTATACATATCTGGCTTGATGCCAGCCCCACTACCGTCCTCTCCTCGTAAGATTTCGTCGATTGCTTCCTTGTCAAACCCAGGATGCTTACGATAAGTAGACAACTCTAGAGGGGTCATGGGGTGCAGTTCAATTACATCAGAGCAATCCTGGAATTCCGTTACTGACATATCCGGATATAGTCGCCAAATTGATACCCACTCCAATGCGGGAGACTTGTCATCCGTAACATCTGGAACCCAAGTACCATCTCCTAGTGGACGGTAAGTAACTTTAAGCTTCCCAGTGTTTACTGGGCCCTTAATCACCCCAGTACCCAGAATAACGCGCTCTTCCATAGCCCTGCGGCAGTGTAATGAATACTTGGTATTAGTTAGCTGAGTCTCAATCTCCTTCTCCATGAGCCTACAGGACTCAAGTACAGCAGGATCATTGACATTAGCTGAGGGAAATAGATCCCAGTTCTTCTCACCAGCTGCAAATTGTAGAGAAACAGAGTTAGCAATTGCCGTATCACACTTGGTACGAACAATGTTTGGGGTAGGGCGGCGTTCGTTAATAGTATCATTAGCAAACGGCTTGTCTGGAGAGGAATAATTTAAGCCAGATAGAGGAGAATCATACAGACTTTGTGCGTGTCTCCACTCACTTTCCTTATTTACACGAGCTACTACCCGCCTTTGGAAGCGACTTTCGATACGTTTTGCAAGCTCGTTGAGTAGCTCCTTACGCTCGGTATCAGCCTTACTCTCTTGAGGAGTAGTATCAGCCTGAGTATCCTTAGATATTGTAGCGGGTTTCACGATACTTAACTCCTGTGGTGTCTGTTATCTCTTTCTTAGAGATCATTCTTTCTATATTATTGATGACGTAACGTGTCGCATCCAAGGCGTGGTCATTCTCTTTAATGATCCTGCCATTCCTGTCTCGACGATACAGCATATATTCTTTTTGCAGATTTACACACGTCTTAAAGAAGCGTAGCCTGCCCGTTTGTAGACGCTGTTGTACGTTTAACGTACCTGACTCTACTTCATTCTTAGCTAGGAACAGGTTTAATCCAAGATCCTTATAATCAGAGTAAAGACGTTTACCGTCTGCCTGTCCTCGTCCACGGGCTGCCGGATCAATAACCCCGTGGATCCAATCCCCTCGCGCCTGTATCGAGTATGCATGAACGAAGGGCTCTTCTTTACCTCGATAATGTTCGTCGTAGATATAGATAGTATCCGTAGCCGGATCGAGCGCACCCCACACAGCAGCCGTCTTGTTCCACCCTACGTCCAAACCATACATACGAGGCCACGATTCCGGAATAGCAAAGGGTTCTACAAGAACTTGCTCTAGTGGCATAGAGTAAACATTGCCAGAACCCATAGCAGGAAGACCCTTGGAACGTGCGTCCCTTAGGTGTAGGGGGGTATCTTCAAGTAGGCGTGCTTTAGTAGACTCATCTAACCACGGCACATCGTCCCACCCAGCCTGGATAACAGCTTTACTAGTGTGGAATCCCACAGATTGCTCTGCGTCATCCTCATCTAATTCTTGATCTACTGAAACAATAGGTTTAGCACCAACTAGGTAATCTGCTCGTTTACAGAAATTTACTACAAGTGGTGTAAGTCCATCTAGCGGTGTGAACGTTAGCATGATAATGCCATTCGTAGTAGCCGTACGGATATTACACTCGTTGTAGATTTCAATAGGCATCTCCTCATCTCCGAGGATTACATCACGAGCGGTACCCATGAAGGAGCCTACATCTTGTTGGCAGTTCTTGAAGCCTAGTTCGGACCACCCACCACTAGCGTGTTTAATCTTTACAACGTCAATAGCCTGTGGTGTGCCCTGTAGAGCAAAGAATTTTCCTAGTGCGTGGGCCGGAATCATGCCAGTACCCCACTCACCGATACCACCTAATAGTTCTTTTTGTAGAGTGTCACGAGTGGCTCGTGCGTCTTTACCGATAGCCCAAGCCTTGATAGGTTTGTCAAACTTACGCCCTTTCCACCAACTAGGATATAATCCAGTTAAATGTACTGACATAGCATATGTACCACAAATGGTCTTGCCTACCGCTTGTGTTCAGGAATAGTCGTTAAGTATTCCCCGCTCCTTTTAGGAGCTGCTCTATGTTCCCATAGAGGCCAGACTATATCATCACCCTTTATCAGGGGCTACGCGCTTCCACTCACTTGAGTGTACGAGCTTTCGCTCTAGTCGTTGCACTTTCATCGTATTAACATCTTAGGTCTTACTTACGCCTACGCCTGCCGCTTACAAGATCCGTCACATATTGCCGACTGCATCTAAATTTATCAGCAGCTTGTTGGTGTGTAGTTTTTCGTGCGTAGTCTATGATGTGTTGTATGTCTTCGTCCGTATATCTACCGTTCCACCTGTCAATACCTTTAGGTACTTGTTTACCGAGTACGTTGTAACTATGATACTCGTTGGCAGAATAGGTAGTCCATTCTAGGTTGGAGACTTTATTATTAGCTTTGTCTCCATCCAGATGATTAACACATGCTAGTGAATCGGGGTTTGGTAGAAACCTCATAGCTACTAATCTGTGTAATAAGTAACGTGTGGTCTTACCTTTAGAGCACAGAGTAACCCGCCTATATCCGTTTCTTGTTACTTCTGGTTTCAGAAATCTTCCCGTATTTCTGTTCTGAACTCTACCGTCTTCATGTACTATATATGCGTCGAACATTGATTTTGTCTTCATTAAGTTCTCCTTTTATTGGAGATGCTTAAATACGATGCTTAGCTCAGGATTATCCGATCTGGACTTCCCCTGAATTCACGTAGTTTTATAACCGCTGTTAGTTTAACGGTTAGCTGCCAAAAAGCAGATTTCATTATAGCTAGCAGAAGCATCAAAGAAAGCTTTATGTTTTGGTAGTGTGTCGATCCCGTAAGGATTCTCAAACCACTTAAACGTACCGCGTTCCTGTTCTTGCTTTTCAATTAGTGCTACTAGCTCTAGAACTTCTTTAAGAGACCGAGCATCTGCACGGTTACTAACCTTACTAGCAGGAATAGAGGAGGTAATTAAATCTAGTTGATTACTGGTACCGTCCTCTAAACCCTTTAGCCCATCTAAAAACTCATTAGGTAAATCAATCATTAGAGGCTCCGCCTAAATTAGTGCCCGATAGAATCTCCGGATTGGTCTTGGAGATACGTTTTAGTGCAGTGTGTAGCTGTGCCTTAGCTTCGTCGAGGTTAACTGGGTCTTTATCCGTAGTATCTTGGATATCAGTCTTATCAGCCCAGCCCTGAGTGTTCTTCATTACGAAGTTATATAGAGCGGTATTAAAGCCCTTCGTAAGTAGATTGGCTCGGCACTGTTCATACCACCAAGCCTGCGACATAGTACGACCTTTTTCTACGAACTTGGCGAATGAAACATTATCTTGAGCTAGTTGGTAGAAATCTTTGATGGTGATATCTAGGGCTTTGGCTACGTTAACATCAAACCCGCCGTTCTCATAGATCTCAGCGAGAGCTTTCCAATCAATCTCCTTCGCCATCGTAACCACCCTTGCCATCTGGCGCTAAATACTCACCTTGCTCTTCTAGCGTAAGAATACGAGCTAGTGGGTATGTATTGACTTGCCCATCGTCTGTGCCTTCTAATCCTACAAGAACCGTGTGAATCTCACCAGTAGTCTTGTGCTTGGCGTGCATGATGCCAACTAGATTCTTAAACACTGAATCGTACAATAGGTGGAGCAACTGTTTCGGCATTGGGTTGGTTTTGTCGTTCGTAAAGATATACTCGATCATCTCTACTTCTGGTGCTTGTGGTAATTGAATCTCTTCGGTCATACATATGTTCCTCCGTGGAAACTAAAGTCAGACAACTAGATGTTCTCTGGCAATAGCCCGTCTCTCTAGACGGTTAATTAATTCGATAGCTCGGGGCCCGACTTGTTGGGCCCATAAAGTTTTACGTAAATTGCGTGCAGCTAAGTCGTAGTCTCCTTCCGAAATAGCTTTCATAGAATTCTTAAATTGGTACAGGCGACTGCCCATATTAAAGCCCATATTGATAACAACAGTCTGAGCAAATAGGGGTAGCTTACGCCAATTAGGGACCATCTTATCCACTACAGGTAGGTGGTCTAGGATAATCTGTTCCAGCATATTATCTGCTGCCTGCTTATTAATCTTGGTAGATGGGGTTACCTTATAAGTAAAGCCGTAGCCTACAGTCCAAGGAATGCCGTCCTTCCAACTTTCTCCATACTTAGCCAGTAGCGTGTCGCCTGGTTGAAACCCCCAGTCCCACTTACGCGATATGTACTTACGGCCTAGTTTAGATAGAGGATCTGGGTAGGCATATTCACGAAAGCCTTCGTGCCTTTGTAGGTCGGCGTGGACTTGTAGCATCCACAAGGGTTTGGCTTTAATACTATGCATATGAAATTCCTCTTTATATTAACTAACCCGCTCAGCTTGTAGGGTGATAGTAGCTGTGTCAAGAATCATTAGTGTCGTAGCATCCCTGATCTCCACAACAATTTCAGCTTCAGCAAATACAGCATCAAAAGTACTATCAACTACTGTCCATGAGCGAGAAGTGCCTAAATTCTGCCACGTACCTGTGGTACCTGAAGAGAGCGTGCCTGACGATAGAGTCACCCTTACTTCATAATCACTAGCTGCCCCGGATAGTAACCACGTTTCTAGAGTAGTATATGCTAGATTAGATAGACTCTCAGCTATACCGCTAGAATTTAGCCTATAACCAGCAGTTGATGGTGCGGAAGCACGTGTTACATTGATAGACTGATCAGTTATGTTAACTGTAGGAAATTGCCACACGATATTAGTACCAAGAAAGATCTTATTTACTTGAGAATTCCCCACCTTAAAGTTAGATGGTGTATTTGTTCCTACGTTAATTGGCATGGACTTACCCTACAATTACATACAAGGTGTTTGCATCTTTAGATCCAAGAGCAGTATAAGCAGCTTGTGTTAAAGTAACTACAGTAGCAACACCACCTCCATTAGTCACCTTATTAGCTAAAAGACTATTAGATTCTGTTTCAGTATAATAGCGAGAATCTAGCCCGGTATACGAGGCTAGATCTGTAATTTGTGACGCAGTGTGGGTGTGGCTAGTATCTGCTTTAGAAGAAGGAGCGATACCGGACCAGTTCTGTAGATTAGTAGAGAGAGTTACGCTCAGCGTACCAGATCCCGTAATAGGTCCCCCACTAGCGGAGATCCCCGTACCCCCAGAAATATCAACAGAGGTAACTGTACCACCGCCTCCTCCGGATACTACTTGCCACGTACCGTCTCCTCGTAGATAGGTAGTGCTATTAGCCGTACCTGTACCAAGGCGAGCTGTGGCCATGACTCCTGAGGTGATGTCGGAAGCTGCATGTGTGTGGGAGGAAGCTGCCGCCCCTAGAGCACTACGCGCTGCTGAGGCCGAGGTAGCCCCGGTACCACCATTAGCAATAGCGAGAGTCCCACCTAAAGTAAGTGTGCCGCTGGTAGTGACAGGAGAACCCGTAAAGCTTAGGCCAGTAGTGCCACCACTAGCAGCTACGCTGGTTACTGTGCCGGAACCACCGCCTCCGCTAACTGTAGCCGGTACCCATGTGGAACCGTTCCACTGAGGAACTTGACCTGAGGTAGCGCCTGATTGAGTGAGATCACTAAGGGCGTGGGTATGGGAGGCATTGGCTTTAGCTGAGGGAGCAAGCGCATGCCATGCCTGTAAATTAGCTGAAAGAGTAGGAGTAAACGTACCAGTTGTGGTAATAGGGCTTCCTGTCCAAGAGATGCCGGTAGCATTTGCTACGGCTACACTTGTAACCGTTCCGCTAGTCCCAGAGGGAACCTGAGCGGGATCTAGTTTGCCGTCTACTCCTAAGGTAGCGATACCTAACGCCGCTCCTACGGGCAGGCGGTAATCCGTATTAGATTTTACAACGTAGACCTCCGAGCCTGTAGGGGCTGTGAGTAGAGGAAAATCTACTACCCCTTGATTACCTGCCATTTATTTTAAATCTCCTAAGTAAGTAGTAATATTAACGCCGACGAGTAAGGTGATCCTAACTTTGTTAGGTACCTCTGTCGGACAGGCTTTAGACTGCCTGCCAGCCCGCCGGGTATGCGGTCGGACTCCACACGTTTCCGTTGATCTTTGACGTGTACCGCTGCTAGCTACCGGCGCAGGAAGCCTGAGCCGGTTTGGTGGGATTCGCCGTTTTAGGCGATAGGCAGCCCCGCACCGATGCGTTCGGCATAATTGCCTAGCCCGGCGCTCTGCCCCTGCGATGGTGTCGGCAGCGGCATCACGTAAATGGGGTGCGCCCCCAGCGCCTGAACCTTCGCGCCAATGCGGTACAGGTTGTCCAGCCACGTTTGGTAGGCGGTCGGGCCAAGGGCGTTGTAGTCGTTGACGAAATACTCGATGACGCAAGCGCCGCCAACCGATAGCAATGGCGCAACGTCTGCATCAAACCGGGCCAAACCATCCGCAGCGGTATGACCTCCGGTTGCGACCGTGGTGACCGTGCCTGAGCCGCCCGCTGCGGTGATGGCGGCCTGAAGCTCGGCACCAAGCCCGCCGCTGTAGCGCGCCGACCACGAGTCGCCGAGGACGACGACATTCTTATTCTTGTCGATGACGGGATCAGTCCACGTCTCGCTGCGGTCGTAGGCCCACCAACGCACGTCACCCACGATCAGCGCGGTGTTGGTCGCGGCGGCGATGGTGATGCGCAGCAGGCCGGTCGTGGCGGCGGTGTAAGGCACGATCACGCGGCGCAGTTCGGTAAAGGTTTGGTCGTACTGCGACACGCCGTCAATAAGCACCTCCACTCGCACCGCACCGGCTGCGGCTGTGCCACTGCTGACAAACGCTTCAAGATAGCCCGACGATCCGCCGAGGCTGGCGGTATGCGTCATACCATAGCCCGCGACTGCGAACGGGCCGAGGTTCAGCTTCCGCACGCCGCGACCTGTCCAATACGACTTCCCGGCTGCGTTTACGAATGAATTGGTGGGCACCGCATCCAAGGCCCCCGCCGAGACGATGATGCGCCCCCATTCTTCCTTCTCGCCAGAGGCGGCAATCCACGCGGAACGGTAACGGTTGCGATACCCCTCGCGCTTGGTCGTGGCGTAGATTTTCCGGGCAAGCGCCTTGTACCCCTGCAAGCCGTAGTGCTGGCCGTTGAGCCCGGCCCCCAGTGAAGCTAGGGGCTTGGCCGTCGTGGTCGCACGCAAAGGCGGCTGGATGTTCAACGTACCGGAGGCAATGCCCGAGGCCGTATAGACTCCGTATGTCCCATCGTCATGCAGGATCGTGCAAGACCAACTGCCGGTCTGATTCGTGTCAAACGTGCCGGTCACGGAGGTTGCGCCCGCCGAGCCTGACACATTGACCGTGTAGATTTTCTCGCCTTCGGAGTCCGCCGATAGCCCCGCATAGCCCTCCGGGATAGCGTATGTCTGTCCGTGGAAACTGTTCATCGCCCACCCCTCCACGAAGTAGGCGGTGGGAAGCGATGGGGACATGAGGCCGGCGTACAGCCCACCCCCCAGCCCCATGGAATAGGGAGAACCAAAGGGGTTACGGAAGACTTGATTAAATGGCGAGTCGAAGACAGACATTAATTGGTAT